CAAGGTTATATTCTGCTGTGCCGCAATATAGCCCAGTATGTATTGATTGATAATCATATTTTCTCGAGTCTAACTCGTAAATATCACAAAGCCACTCCGGCACTCCAAACCGGGCAAGCAACTTCACGAAGACGCGCAGAGTGACAGGCGTATGACTAGTATCTTGTCGCTTCACATCAGCCTGATAGTTCTCCCTAGCGAAGGCCGCTAAACCGCCGTTCTGACGAAAGTGCCTAGCGACATCATGGTCGGAATATCCAGAATCCAGAATGACTCCTGCTCTGGTGGCTTTTCGGATGTTACGTAGGAACATCTTGCTCCACGGCCCGAACAGAGCGTTAAAATCAGCTGGAGACGCGAGCACGGTTTGTCCATAGTTCTCATCCATCGCGAAACTCCGCTTAACCTTGACTTTAACCTGGGTCTTGAGAAAACCCATTGAACGGACGGTGAAAGCGGTCAACCCATATGGATCAGAGTCAATGAGTTTTCGTTTAAAGTCAGATGTCCTAGTATTTTCCCACTCCTGCGGCTTCGGCTCGTAGTCTAGATCACCACCAGAGTCATCAAAGTATGCACTAAGCACCTTATTGAACAAGTCCGTGGCGTCAGCCTCAATTTGAGCTTCATCAATAACTAATTTCCTTGGCCTTGCGGTCCTCTCAATAACATTCTTCTGGTCCAGCAGCTCATCCTTCGAGGTCTGATTCACCGCTAGCCGGTTCATGCCTAGAAACACGGCATTCACTGGGTTTGGTTCTAGCAGCCACGGTCTGCGCAGAGAATGCAAGCCCATTGTATCCCTATACCATGGGACCCTGGCGGCCGCAGACTCTGCATAAGGTTGTTGTTCACCGACCAGTGTCTTGAAGGTTCCTGCCACTATACTCTCAACGACCGCCCTTGGTTGGTTTACCATCTTATGCCATGGTCTCCAATCTTCCAGGATCTGTCCCTGGGTGATCCACTTAGAGGCTTGTGGCCACATTCCTCGTTGCTGCATAATCATTGATACTGGGGTCGAGGGTTGCACATTTGACACAGATAACTTGATTGGTGCGTCGAAACGCTCTCTTCCTCCCGTTCTAATGTGTCTACCATTAACCTCGACCCAACTTTCAAAAGTTAAGGGTGCCCATTGAACTAGGTCATTCGTCGTGCAACCAACAAGCATAGACTTCGAGTGTCGCGATGTCGCGACATAAGCTATGCCTCGCTGCTCGGATAGCCAACGTTCAGTTTTCGTTATCTTGCTGCAAAGAAGCACTAAGTGATCTGTGCGCAGACCCTGTGTCCTTGAAAT